GCGGCTCCCCCACTCGTGCCAGAAGGAGGGCGATTCGTGCATATCAACCATACCTACAATCCCAACACCCCTTACGCCGAACTCATGACGGGGCGACCGGAAGAACCGGACTCGCACCGTCGCATCGCCGTCTACAACAAAGCGGAATACGAGTATTTTCGCGCCAAGGGCTGGAAGCCTGCCCAGGAGTTTACCGAAATGGCCCGTCGGGCGCTGGAAAGCAAGAAAGGATATTGGACATGAGCGAATTTGTTGAATACCCCAAAATGGTCTATCGCGTCGAGGAGCCATCACAAAAGATCGTGATGAACAAGGACGAGGAAGCCGCCGCGCTCACGGATGGCTGGCAGCTTGCGGAAACCTTTTTCAGTGACGAGCCGAAGATTGTGGACGAGCACAAGGGCAAGAAGAAAGGCAAGTAAATGAGCGTCGGGATTATCTCCCCGCATCTCGAAGGTCCGTACTTGGTCAAGCATTTGATCCTGGACGCCTATTTGATTGCGCGGGTCCTCGGCCTGGGGGAATCGCTCTCGCTGGTGCGCTGTGCGGGGGCCTTCCGCTCCCTCAACGATCTCATCGAACGCACCTTGCTCAAGAAAACCTATGCGCCGTATCAGACGGAGATACAGATTCCATTGGTAGGCACTCAACTGAGTTATCGCATCGGCCCCTCAACGGCCGCGCCGGTGGATGTCGAAGCGCCACGACCGACAGAAGTGTTGTCCGGGTATGCACGGCGCAACGGGTATGACGCGCCCGTGTTCGTCTCTCATGCGAAGGAGGACTACGACAGGATTCCGTTTAAGGCCCATCCGGGCCAGTGGAGCCTGTGCGTCTACTACCAAGCGACCTGGCCTGCCGGGACGCTCTATGTCTACCCGCAACCGACTGATGGCAGCACGACGGTCTATCTCACCGTGCTCTATGCATTGTCGAAGTTTACCAACTTAGAGGAAGAAGTCTCGCTGCATCCCGGCTATTGCCAGTATTTCAAGTATGCGCTGGCGCAGCTCGTCGCCGCGAGTACGGGGCTTCCGTTCGGGGACGACAACCAAATGATTCTTCAGGAATGCAAGGAAGCGATTGAGCGGAACAACATCAAGCCCATGCCGGTCATGATTTCGGACGTGGCTGGGCTTGGCTGTGCCGCCGGGGGCGGCTACAACATCTACAGCGACAATTAGGTATGGACGATGCCACAAGCAGAACCGATTTTCGGGCTCGGTAATCAAGCGCGATCGCCGTTTCTCTCAACGGTGGATCGGGTCAATTGCATCGTCGAACCGATCGACAACGGACGCCAAGCCGCCGCGATCCTCGGCTTACCGGGACTGGTCCGTCACGTCTCAACCGGCGACAGTCCGACACGAGGTCTGTTCGTCAAGAAAGGCAGCCTCACGTTTTACCTGGTGGTCGGCAGTCAGGTGGTCTTGGTCCTCCCGAACGGCGCCGCCACGACAATTGCCACGCTGACGACCGACAGCGGCCCGGTCTGGATGGACGACAACGGGACGCAGCTCTTCATCAACGATGGGGTGACGCCGCTGATTTACACGTATTCAACTGGGATTTCAACGCTGATTACGCATGCTGATTATCCGGTGGGGGCACGCGGGGCCGTCTTTCTCCAAGGCCGGTTTGCCGTCTACACGGTCGCCGGCACGAACGCGGGCCGGGTCTATTTCAGCGACCAATACGATGGGCTGACGTGGAACGGGCTCAACTTCATCACGCCCGCCGCGCGGCCGACCGGCATTACCGGCATCGATCGATGGGCCGATGATCTCGTGATCCGTGGACAGGGCTCCATTGAATGGTGGAGCGGCACACCGACACCGGTGGCAGGAGCACTTGGTTTTCAGCCCTCGTCTGGTGCGAATACCGAAGTGGGCTCCGTGGCGGAACGCGGCAGTGCCAAAGTGGGGCAACGCTTCTTTTTCGTCGGCGAAGCCAACGGGACCACGCAGGTCTATGAGCTCACGGGCTATCAAATCATGCCGGTCAGTACGCCAGCCGTCGATGAAGATCTCGCGCAGCGTCCGGTGGCCACAGCCATTTGTACCGGCTACGTGGTGAGCGGACATCCGCTCTTTCAAATCACGATTCCGGCCGACACCAGCGCCGTGGCCGTCACCTGGATCTACGACGCGCTGACCAAGCAATGGTCCAAGCGCCGCAGTGTGGGCCGTCCCTACTATCGCGGGCTGTTTGCTGCGAGCACAGGCGGCACGGTCTATATCACCGATGCCTTCAACGGGAACCTCTACCGCATGAATGAACGGGAGTATCGCGAGGACGGGGATCTGATGGAATTTGAGGTCACCAGTTCGCATCTCTTGAAGGAAGGCGACGGCTTCACGGTCGATACGCTGCAGATCGATCTGGAAACCGGCCTCGGTACGCCCTTGCCGCCAGGTGACAACCCGCACGGCATCTTGCAAGTCTCCAAGGACGGCGGGCGAACCTGGTGCATCGAACGGCATGTCACGCTCGGCAAGCAGGGAGCGTATCAAGCGCGGGCGAGGGAAACGCAGTTCGGATGGGCGCGGGATTGGGCGTTCCGGTTCCGCATTACCGACCCGATTCCGCGCCGAGTGGCCGGGGCCTACTTAGGCATGATGCCGGGGTCTGCATGATTACGATTCAGAACGCACCGACGAACGACCCGATTTCACATGAGCGGGCCAGTTGGGTGCGCTGGTTCACGCAACTCGTGAGCGCGTTCAACAGCGTGACGGCGACCGGCACGACGGCACAGCGCCCGAACCCGGCGCCCTTTGTGGGATTTATGTACTACGACACGACGATCAACCAGCCCATCTGGGCTAAGACGACGACACAATACGTATATTCTGACGGCACCAACGCATGAGGTGAACGATGTCACTGGCGATGTTAGGACTGGGGGCGGCCGGGATCGGCGGCCAAGTGCTGGGGGGGATCTTCGGCAGCTCCGGAGCCAAGAAACAGCTCGCGCTCATGCGCGAAGCCCTCGACTATCAGAAAGGTATCGATAAGCGCACCTACGGAGATCTCGCGCCCTATCGCACATTCGGTGCCGATCAGCTCGGGGACCTCGACCGCTTTCTTGACGAGAAAAGCGCGTCAAACTACATCGATCCTGGCTACGACTTCCGCCTGAAATCCGGCACGAACGCCATCGCGAACAATGCGGCCGCCTCGGGCATGTTGCAGAGCGGCGACACGCTCCGGGCCTTGACCGAGTACGGCCAGAATATGGGGAGCCAGGAGTACGGCAACGCCTTCAATCGGTTCTTGGGCGAAGGACAATTCCGCCAAGGGTTGACCGGCATCGGGCAAAACGCGGTGGTGCAAGGCGGTTCGCTTGCCAACCAAGGCGCGGCCAACGTGGCCGACATCACGAAGAACATGGACGCCGGGGCCTCGGATCGCATCTGGGGCAACGTCTTTTCCGGGCTCGGCGGCATGGCCATGAGCGGCGCGGCAGGCATGGCCGGACAGGGCGGCGCGAACGCCTTCAGCAACATCTTTAAGAAAGCGCCGAACAACGCCTATGCAGGCTTTCCGTCAGTTGGAGTGAAGGTATGAACCCGTTTGCCGCCAGCTACAACCCCATGAACGCCTTTGCGCAGGGCTACGCGATCGGTGATTCCATGATCGAGACGGCGGAACGCCAACGGCAACACCAGCGGGCCTTAAAGGCGCGGCAAGCCCTCGCGGACGCGGGAAAGAGTCCTGACCTCTTCGGCTTTGAAGGGGTTGAAGGGGCCCAGCGTCCGGCGTGGCTTGCGGAACTCTATGCCTCGGACCCTGAATCTGCACTGCAGATCGAACAGCGGGTCTCAGCCCCGTTTGAAATCAATCGCGCGGCGAAGAAGGCGGGCGAAATCGAGGAAGCCAAGCTCAAGGCCAAGGTGGCCGCCTGGAAACCGTTCATGGAAGACGAGGGCGGCGGATCGCCGTCGATGCCGACCACGGGCCAGCCGCTCAACGCCTTTGCGACAGGCGGCGTCCCGCTCTCGGTCGGTGTCGGCACCGATGAGGGGATCACGGCACCCGGTAGGCCCATGATTGCGCCGGCAGGTGTTGGGTCCTATCAGAATCTCTTGACCGGCGACAGCCTGGGCACAGCCAACCGCACCAAACGCACGCGCAAGTTTTCCTTAGAACATGGCCCTTCGGTGGAATACGAGCAGATCCCCGAGTTCGAGGCCGAGAAGGCCAGGATCGAAGCTGGACAAAAGGGCCGGGATCTTGAGCTGAAATCACAAAAGACGGCGGACGAGCTGAACAACAGCCGCTTAGCCGAACGGGAGCGGGCGCATGCGCGGGTCTTTCAGTTGGCCCAACAGATCAGCGCCTTGCAGAAGGACAAGGACGCCGGGACGCGCAATCCGCGTGAACTCCAACAGGAATTGACGGCGCTCCGCCAGGAAAAGAAAGAGGCGGAAGCCTACCGGGACAGTCTCTTGAAAGGCCGTGGGGCGGTCGAAGCGTCGAGCGTCGGCTTGACGGACGAAGAAAAAGCCCTGGCCGCACAAGCGCGTGCGGCGAGGAAACAAGGAGCGTCCGGTTCGGCATCGGGGGCGGCTCCACAAGTCGGCGCCGGTCTGCCCTACAGCAAACAGGTCGAGACGCAGCAAAAGAAGCTGGAAGGCGACATCAATCAGACACGGAAGATCATCGACACCGCGCATGCCGCCGCAACCTCGGCACTCCAGAACAAACCGGCGACCGATCGGATCATGGAACTGCTCCAAAAGAATGATGTGGGGAGCCGTCTGTTGAAACTGCCAGGGGGCGAGACGGCGGCGACCATGTTCAGCGGCACCTACGACGAGCTGAACAAATGGCGGCAGTCGCTCATCCTCCAAGAGAAAGAGGAAGGGGAATCGCAGCTCTACAACACCATTCCCGAATTGAAGATCCATTCAACGTCTTTACCGGCGGTCGATAACGACGAGAACACGAATCGCCGCGCGATCGTGCCGGTGAAGAATCTCCTCGAAGCGCGACTGCTCGCCCCGAAATTTCTGGAGGACTGGGCACACCAGCACGGCGGCTCGCTCGATGGAGCCCGCAATATGTTCCGAAGCTGGATGCAGCATAACCCGCAATACCAGACCGTCGAAACCAACGGGCAAGTCGGGATCGTCAAAAATCTGAAATACATCCCGCTCGATACCTGGGTACGCCTTCGGCAGAAATACCAAGAAAAAGACCTGGCCGCGAAGCTGAAAAACGGCAACATCGAAGTCATTGACGGGCGCGTGTTTGAGAACAAATAGCCATGGCGTGGATCGATCTCGAAACCGGCAAGCCGTACACCAAGAAAGAGCTGGATGCGCTCAAGGCCCAGGCGTCTGAAGTAGTCGACCAACCACCAGAAAACGCGCCAAACGCCGCTCCTAGTGCGGTGAATCCGATGCAA